GAAGAGGATATACACCAACGAGTGGGTCTCTAGCAATTCTGATGGGGGCACCATCATAAGTTGCATATTGTGAAACACCCATTGGTGCACTTCTGCGATGATAAAGTTCAGATCCAACTTCTAGATAGCAACGCTTTAGAACATGAGGAGGTACAGTAACAGATTGCACATAAGATGCAATTAAGTCTCTTGCTGTATCCCAACATTCTTCAACGAAAGTATCGTCAATGTCGCTTGAGCCTACATAGGCTTTTAAATCTGTCCAGTCCATCGTAATCTCCTATTAAATATTAATTAAACTTAACTGCAGCCTTTGGCTCCTGGCATGTAAGTGCCAAGTATCCATAAACTGAGAATGAGTTTGTTAGTGTAGTGATTTCTTCATCGTTCAAGCGGAATGGTGCGCCTGCTGACTCGTATGCAGTCAACGCTGCTGCGTTCCATGCGTACATTGCGTCTGCACCAAGTGCTGGATCAAGTACAACTGGTAGACCAAGAATGTTTCCTGTCAAACCAAGTGGATTGATTGAACCAAATGTGTTCACTGTTGCGCCAACATTTGAAAGTAGTGGGCGACCTGCTGCGTCTACTGACTTAGCAAGTTTCTTGAATACACTTGAACCAACAAGAATTGCTTCTAGTGGAAGACCAGTGTTCTGGTTAACCTTGACTGCTGCATCTGCAAGTGCTTCTAGAACATCATCTGTATCAAATGATGCTAGTGTTACCTGGTTGAAGTCATCGTCTGCTGCAGTAACCTTTGCGATTGCTGCTGCGTTTGTTGCTGCTGCGTACTTAGCAACGATTGCACGGAATGCTGTGTCAACATAGTTAATGCTTGAACGTTCTACTACTTGACGAGACATATCTGTGTAGCCACCGTATGTCTTGATTGGCTCTGTTGCTGAAGTAAGAGTCAACTTACCATAGGAAAGTGTGTCTCCTTCTGCAGCCTGGTTTCCAATAGCAAGTGTGCTGGTATTGATTTTTGGATATTCTACATTCATTCCGTCAGTAGGCAGTGGGCCTCTTGAGAATAGGTTGAATGTTGGACGACCATTGTTTACGATACGAACTGTATCTGAAACCCAAGCATTTTTCATGATTGAGTCTGCTGTGTCTGCTCCTGTAAAAGTACGGTGAGCATCAAGATCTCCTGCTGCTACTGCTTTTACATATTCTCCGTATGAACGGAATTGTGGTGCTGAAGTTGAAGGTGCTTTTTCTGATGTAATAACATCTAAACGACGTTCCAACTCTTCTGCGTGATTACGTACTTCTGCAATAGCATTAGTGTAATCAATTGTTTGATTTTCCATGGATATTTCCTCCTGATTATTTTCTTCTCTAACTTCCGTTACAGAAGCATTTTCATAAGCGGGAAAAGCAACTAAAGAAATTTCTTTTAGGTTAACTTTTTTGCGTATGATAGTTTTATCCTTTTTTTCATCAATTACAGGGATAAAGCCTACTGAGAATGAACGAATTGCACCGTCTTTAACTAATGCAAGTGTTTCATTTCCCAAACTTGTTTCTGAAATTTTGGCTCTAATTGATAAGCCTTCATCAGAATCTTTCATTTCTGTCACAAGACCAATAATGTCTTTGTGATCACGAAATAGTTTAACATCAGCGTTTAGATCTACAGCACCTTTTTCAAAGCGTTCAGACCATCCACCACCAATGTCAATTGTATTATCATAAGGAACAGCAATACCTGCAACTTCACGAGTCTCCTGGTTTGTTTCCCTTATTTCAAATGAGCGTGTAATTATGTTTTCCATATTCATTACTCCATTTTATGCTATAGGTTGTGTAACATCTTGAGTCTGATCAACAGGTGGTTCACTGGCTAATGCTGGTAAATTTTCTGCTGCTCTTATTTCATCAACTGTTAAAAAGTTGTTTGTTAAACCAATTGCATATGATTGATATCTGATTAATTGATTTGGACGCAAAAATTCAGTTAAATTAAACTTTGCATATTGTCCTCTTGGCAATAAATCAGTTATTGCTTGCTGAATACGAACGATGTATTGTTGTAAACCATCTTCGTACAACTTATTTCTGTCTTCGTTACCGTTGACATATGTCATTCCTTGACCTTCAATACCCATACCCATATAAAGAGTTGGCACACCAAACATTGTTGCAATTTGACGTGTAATGTATTTTTGGTTTTCTAAGAATTGTGCTTCTTCTGGACTTAATGAAATATTTTCATATTTTAAACCAGATGAAAGTACAGCGACACTTCTTTCTTGCTGAGATTCAATGAAAGCCTTTTTATTAGACTTTGCAATATCTTCAGAAAGAAATTCTGTTGTTGACAATGTTCCAGTTGGAACTGCTGCAGTGCGAAACCAATTATCTGCATAATTGTGAAGATCTAATGCTGATCTTAATACTGCTTTATGTCTTTGTATTGGTCCTTCACCAGTTAATTCATTTAATCCTGGTTTAGACCAAAGTTTAAGATGAACTATATCTTTGCTAGTGTAATTTTTTGAAACACCAAAGTGTGAACTAATTGAATAAGTAATTCTACCTAATGAATCTTGTGTAATGCCTACACTTTGTGGATGCAATACTTCTATGTTAACTATTCCTCTTGGTCCCCTTGAAATTTTCCAAAATGCATTACCTGTTAATGCCATGTGAACAAGAGTTTTACCAATCCATTCTGCTTGTGAAATATTGTTATCAATGTCTGGTGTTTCCAACCAAGCAGGTGAAGGAATATTTTCTGAACCTCTATGAACCTGAACTGGAATTTGCATAATTGCTGTTTCCAAAACAGAAATCGCTCTACTTACTGGAACAAGACTTAGTGCAGTAGATTCATTTACAATTAACGATTCTCTTGCAGGTGGAAGGATTGAACGATTGTGTGTATCAGGAACAAATGGTTGAGGTTCGTATACCTCTGTAATTCTAAATCTATCTAATAATCCCATTTGATCTCCTTTAGAAAACCATTTGTTGTGGTGTTTGATGATTATCAACAAACCAAATGGCTAGTACTGTCGCAATTGCAGCGTCAATATCTGTGGCTGAATCTTTTCTAGTAATTTTCCAAGACTCACCTATGTTTTTGCGAACTGCTCGCTGCATTTGCATAGATACAATCTCGTCTTTTGGATGAGAAAGTTTCTTCATCATAATTCTACTGTATGCGTTGTTTGATGCATTAATTAAATCTTTATTTGATGTGGTTTGTACCCTAAAACCTCTTTGTTTCATAGTATTTGCTAAATCTGATAATACATAGCCATCCATAATAAATGGACAACCCCACTTTTGTAATTTAACACAAGCATTAAGTAATTCATCCATATTAGTATTATTAAATGATGCTACTAGTTCTGTTGTAATAATACCGTCGTCGTTTAGGTCAGCAGTTATTATTGAAGCATAATCCCAACCAGGAGTTCTATCAATAGCAAAGACTTTAGGGTTCTTAACTGTTCCATATGAAAGACTTTGCCATGTTCCAACTGGCAGCCAAGCATTCATTGATGAAACAAACTGATTTAATCTATATCTTCTTGCATCTGCTTCAGGCATAGTAGATATCTCATTCTTTACAGATTCCCATGACAAAATACCAGTTGCTAATTGAGGGTTTGCCCTTTTAATAGCAATCTCATCATTTAATTCACAACCTAACGGTGCTTCCCAACAAAAGAATCCAAACCTTTCAAACTCTTCATCCCCATCCATTGCTTTAGATCCACGCTCATAAAGATTCTTTAATAGATTAGATGTATCATCTCCAGCAGTAGTAATACCAATAATAATGCCATCAGGACGTGTAGCAGAACCCAAAGACATCGCTGTCCAAACATCCTCATTAGCCACATGCAATTCATCAAATATAACCATAGAAGGATGCAAACCTTGAGCAGTAGCAGACTTAGCAGCAATAACTTTATAAACCCCAGTACCGTCAGCAGTCCACAAACCCCTATGCTCAGTTGATCTAGAGAACAAGGTTTTTAATAACTCTGAGTTCTGCACTTGATGCAAGAGTCGTCTATAAACAATCTTTGCCTGATCAGAACTAGCAGCAACAGATACAACTTCAGGTGCAGGCTCATGAATAAGCATTCCATACAAAGCAAACAAAGCACCAAGTAAAGATTTACCATTCTTTCTAGGCATAGATATAATCACTTGCTTATATCTTAATCTTCCTGCCTTATCTTTCTCATGATAATCATCTGGATATCTTTCAAATACCGCTCTAATTAACCACTTTTGCCATTCAGTTAATACTAATTTTTCATTATGTTTCTCAGGTAAATGCCATATACCCTGGGCAATATTAATAATCTTATCGCCATCAGTAATGAAATTTTCACTTAATGGATCAGTATAATGAGTTGGTTTCCAATCCATTTATGCCCCTTTTGCAATAGCGTTCAGCATCTCCTGTGGTGTCATCGCAGTGTCTTCCCTACGATTATTTAATAATCCTAAGTTACTTAATAAGCCAATAAGGATTGGTGCCACCTGATGTCTTCTATCAGGCATCTGATCCATGGTTTGAGCAAGCATTACTGCCTGTGTTGCCGCACCAAGATCTGCTTCTTCCAACCATGTTGCTGTTTGAAGTGATCTCTTAACTGCTTCTTCTAATGTGAAATCAAGTTGTAATGGTTCCCCATTATCTTTAATTAATCTTGCTAAACGTGGTCCCTGAGCACCATGTATTCCTGTTCTTGCCATTATATTTTCTCCAATTTACTATTTATACTATCTTCAACTTTGAGTAAAGGTTGCGGGATATCCATGAATTTATAAAAAAAACCCCAAACCTTTTTATCTGAAAAACCTTTATATCTGGCCCATGAAAGATGTGTGGGATATGAGGGTTTGGGATATGAGGGTTTGGAAACACTATTTATGTGGTTTGTTAAGAAGAAAGAAGGTTGCGGGTATCTTATACCTTTGACCATACCAAACCTTAACACCTTTGTGTTATGCATATCTTCTGTTCCAATACTTTAGTCTTACCATAGTTCTGTCTTGTCTTGTGCTGTTGCATTGGTGGCATGCTGCTAATAGGTTTGATAGTTCATGTGTTCCCCCTTGGGATACAGGTACTATGTGATCAGCAGTGTTGGCGTAGCCTTGACAGTAATGGCATATGTGTTGGGATTGTTCTAGGATTAGTTTTCTATTCCTTTTATATTCCGCTGAATTGTACGGACTACTCATCGCTCTTCCCATCCCATTGCTTTGCCTTTGTCACAACACTGTTGTCCAATGGTTGCGTTGTGTTCAAGACAGTAGTAGATGGTCTTCGCAATAGTCTCTCTGTTCTGTTCCATACTTCTGGATAATCCCCCCAGTTAAATGCATTGCCACCAATATTGACCAGGTCTAGTAAGTGTGGTGCACAAACATAGTCCCAATCTGGGTGATAGTAGTAGGCATTCTGTCCACATCTAACACAGGGTCTTGGCCTTTGTGTTGTCTTATACCTACCAAGAAACCATATAGGAGTATTAGGAATGCCATACTTTGGTGATCTACCCATACATCAATTATAACACTCTAAACAAACCTTTTTATCATCTCTTTAATAGGTAATGATTCTTTATATCTTAATGGTTCATCAAATACTATTAGGTGTAGGTTTTGATACCCTGCCAATAACCTATCCTTATGCAGTTTCCTAGTTACTTCTATATGATGAGGGTCTTTAGGTTTGTAATATGATGGATAGATTTTCTTAGGCTCATTGCTTTTTGGCCTGCCACGCTTTGTCATTGTATTCCTTTAGGTATTGCACAATTTTATCATATAAAGGATAATCCAACCTCATCAAACCTTTATCATATTTATCCACAGCACCATTACATCTATTACACACAATGCCTCTTACACATGCACCACAAGTGATCTTTGTATTACAACACTTATGATCATGGTCTACTTGTAGGTTTCTTTCACCAGATTCCCCGCAAATATTGCAGCCATTAATACTTCTGGAATTAAACTCTTCAATACTAATCTTGTACTTACTAAGCAAATTCCAATCTCTTTTATACATAGCCCTTCTAGCACCATATATATAAGTTCTTGATTCTTCAACAGGATTAAGAATTGTTTCTAATCTTCCATAATTATGCATACGAGCATAATGTGTTCTGCAATATCTTTTTGCATAATGTGGTTTGTTACATTTATTTAAAGAACATTTTTTCTTTTTATTTCTATGTGATTTTAATGCTGTACCTTTTCTACAATACTTACAATAGTAATCCAAACCACCAACATGTTTATATTGATTTGCTTTATAGAATTGATCTACTGCTTTTGTTTCCTTGCACATAGTGCATTGTTTTGTTTTCATACTGCCTCCTCTAATTAGGGTTTAACCCTTATATCTATTATACACCCTTGTATTAAAGTTATAATTATTTATGATTTAAAGAGGAACCAGGTTGAATTAGAGGTGTGAGGAAAACAATCCTGGTTCCTAGGATGGTACATGAATGTACTTTATTAGTATATCAGATGTAATAATTCTTATATTTTAATTACTATATATATTTTATATCTTGTATGTTTTTCTTTTGAGTGTAACTTTTAGGCAAGCCCCCCCTCCCCCCATAGTGTTTTATGGAGAGAAGAGGAGATTACCCAAAAGTGTAACTTTCAGTGAAAGCCCCCAGAACCTACATCAAGTATACCAGATAACAAAACGGTTTAGTCTAAATTAATATAAATTTAAAATAAGACATTAAAACATAAGGTTTAATATCTATGTATACCTAAAGGGTAAAAGTGGCTAATAAGTGCCTTAAATTGGCTTTAAAGGGCTACCCATGAGGTGCCATTCCAGTAAGATGCATCCCAATCTATCCATGCTGTTCCATCCCAAACCTTTTGACCTGATGATGCTATCCAATTAGATCCATCATAATATCTAACATCTAATCCTGCAATGTAATCTTTACCTGCAACAAAGTGTTCATTGATTTCTTTTTTAGTTAATCTTCTTGGATAAAATGCTAAATGTGCAAGTGATGTATTTCCAAGTGTTGTTGATGTACTAGCATGACCTAATTGTAAATAAGACGATTGACCAATAGCAGGCCAACCATATGTATTTGGTATTGCTATCAATGCTGCTAATCCACCATCAACAAAAAATGTAAGTGCATAAGTTGTGGCGTTCCAATAAAAATCAGTAATTGAAAATGTAATTGCTGCATGATGCCATTCATTATCAGCCCAACCGTTTCCACCTGCTGGAAATGGAACTAAATTAAGAAATTGTTGTCCAGAAGTAGATCCTGGATACTGCATTTGTGATGTAGATAAAGATCTATTCCAACCAAGTGTTGATGCTGGAATTGAATGGTAACCTAAAATTTGTCCATTTCCATTAATAAAATGTTCAAAATAACTAGCAGCATAATTAGCATTAGTGTGAATAATATTTTTATTTGCTGTTGGTTTTGCTGATTGTTTAAACCAAAATTCTATTGAATACTCACCTGATTGTACTCCTGCTGATACTCCATTCATCATATCTGCATCAGTTGTTTGAGTATAGTTATTAACAGCAGTTGATGTTGATGGGAATAACCATCCTTTTTTATTTGCAAACCCTGCTTGATCTATCTGTATTCCGCTAGGAGAATCATCAAATGTACCCCAACTTGTTGCACCATAAACTGTATGATCATTTGATTTACTTGTATTATCAAATACCGCCAAATAACTTGGACCATCACTTAATACTAAACTTGTATAATCTTCATTACTATGTCCATACCAAGCCTGTTCACGTATCTGTTGTATTGTTAATGGTTTATTCCAAACACCATAATGTGCTATATATTTGTTACCATTTGTTGTTAAAGTATCTTGTATATGATTAAAGATATAAAAATCAGTACTGCCTGATGTAAAGAAAGGTAAGGTCTGTGTTCTTCCGCTAGTTCCACTATTACTGTTAAACTGATTAACAATAAAAGCACCATCAACAAAAATTGCTTTTTCAATTATATTTTGATCATCAACTTCTCTAATAATAATTGCAACGTGATGCCACAAATCAAGATCTAATTTATCACCAGATGCTCTATATGAAAGATTACTTTGAGAACCATTAGTTGTGTTTGTTTCAGGAACTCTAAAGTCAATACTTCTATCTGTACCTGTATTAACTCTTGCGTTGTAAGTTCCCTGGTTTATATATGAAGTATCAAAATGGCTAGCGTTAACAGTATTATTGCTGTATAAAACTACTGCTGATGATCCAAGTGATGTACCACTACTTGGTGTTGTTTGTTTGTACCAAAATGTAACGGTTTTACCTTTAATATTTGCATCATCTGATTGATTAGCCATGTTATTAAAAACATATCTAGGTGGTCTTACGTTTGTAGCAGCAGCGTATCCGTTTAACTTAAAAGAATGTGTTGATCCAAGACCTGTTGGTGCATCAGCAACAAATGTTGGTGTTCCTGTGTATGTAGAACTTAAACCAGAGTTTAATGTTCCAGTTGTTGAATATGTGTAATCGTTATTTAATGGAAAGTAAATTGCGGCATCTGAATACAAATCTGCATATGCCATTTAAATCACAATCCATATCCATCCAGTTGCTGGTGAAGTAGGAGCAGTTGATTGAATGAATACATTCTGAACTCCATCATTACCGTCAGCACCATCATTACCTGCTACGCCTTGTTCTCCTTGAATTCCTTGAGGACCTTCATCCCCCTGTATTCCTTGTTCTCCCTGAATGCCTTGGATGCCTTGAGAGCCTGTATCTCCAGTGTCTCCCTTATCTCCTTTAATGCCTTGTTCGCCTTGAATGCCTTGAATGCCTTGTATTCCTTGATCGCCTGTATCGCCTTTAAGTCCTTGTTCTCCTTGGATTCCTTGTTCTCCTTGAGCCCCAACAAATGAATAAACACTCCAATACGATGGAGAAGTAGATGGAGTTAATGCATCATTGTTTGCAATACAAATATAGTAAGTACCAAGATAATTTACAATTTCTCCAACTAAATAACCATTTGGAGTTACTCTTGCTACATCCCATGCAAATCCTGTTAATCCTTGAATTCCTTGAGGTCCCTGAATACCAACAGCACCATCTAAGTTAACAGTCCATGATGTGTATGTTCCTGAGCCTGTTTTATGTGTCAATGCTACTGCTAATGCACCAGTTGATGGATTGTAAGAAACAACTGTTCCATGCATGTGATTGTTTGCATCATGTGCAATAACAACAGATTGTGCAGGAGTGTAATCAACATTTAAATCATCAACTATTGGTGTAACAGTACCATTTGCTGCAATTGTTAATGATGTTGTAGATGTTGTATGGTAATGATCTCCATCAAGTCCATTAGTACCATTAGTACCATTGTTACCAGTATCTCCTTTATCGCCTTTTTCTCCTTGTATTCCCTGAATTCCTTGAATGCCTTGAATACCTTGATCTCCAGTGTCACCTTTAATTCCTTGAATACCTTGAATTCCTTGTGAGCCTGTTGCACCAGTATCACCAGTATCTCCCTTTATTCCTTGAATACCCTGAATTCCCTGAATACCCTGATTTCCTGTATCACCTTTAATTCCTTGAATTCCTTGAATGCCCTGTGTTCCAGTATTTCCTGTATCACCTTTAGCACCAGTTGCACCTTGTGGTCCAGCAGGTCCTTGTGGGCCAGTATCTCCAGTATCACCTTTAGGTCCAACTGCCAAACCAATTGCTGAAGTAATCAACTTAATTTCAGTTGGAGAAACAACTTCAATTTGATTTGTAATAGATTCTGAAAGAATTCTTAACTTATTCATAAACGTGTTACATCCGTTTCAGTTATGATCATTCCTTTAATTATTGTTTGAATTGTTCCATTATTGTTTGATTGAATATCATAATAACATGTTCTTGGAAGTGTGTCAGTGTCTGGAATTTCAACTGTTAAAACATTCTCTAATACTGTAATTGCAAGACTTCTATCTGATTCACTATCTTCTGGACTAATTCTAAGTTCACCATCAAATGTAATTCCAGTTAAATCTACTGGTTCATTCTTGTCGTCTAATATTGCTATTGCAAGTGATGCAGTGTCACCTTTGTATACTCGCCATTCTAAGGCTGCAGGTATATTTGAAACTAAATTCATATGTCCTCCAAGAAACATAAACTACATCAATTGTAGAATAGATGTATGGCGACCTATAGGAGATTCGTGTAAATTGTCTATTTTTCAATGGGCTGGTTTAGCAGTAGCCCTAACTACGTTGTTTGGATCACTAGTTGCCACAATTAGATTCCTAGTAAAGCATTATCTATCAGAATTAAGACCTAATTCAGGTTCTAGCATCAAAGATCAGGTAAGTAGATTAGAAAGTAGAGTAGATGAAATTTACTCTATTTTGATATCAAAGGAGAAAAAATGAAGAAAGTTTATCATGAAGGAAAACTAATCCCTGCAAAAGATTGGGATTACACTCTAAAGAAACAAAAAGTTAAGAAGAAAGAATCTATTAAAGTTGAAGAGGAACTCCCTCTTGAGGTGCAACAAGTCATAGAAGATTGATTGATGTAATAGTTGCATTAACTATTTTACTCTCACATAAAGGTTATTCGCAACAAGAAATAGTTTGCAGCATCAACCTAGTTAAAGCAGAATCTGGCTTTCGTGTTAATGTACGCAACCCAAAATCTAATGCTTACGGATTATTTCAATTAATGAACGTAAAAAATAATTTAAACATAAACGATCAAGTAACAAGGTTTGATAAATATATAAAGTCTAGATATTCTGGAAGTATTTGTAAAGCATTATTTCACCATAAAAATAATAACTGGTATTAAACAAAACCCCTATAACATCTCACATGGTTAGGGGTTTTGCTATTCCACGAGGCAGGTGGAATTCTTATGGTTATGAATAATAAAGTGGAGGCATTGTAACAGTTGGAGTCAAATTCCAAGTTCTATAACCACCAGAAGTTGGATTAAAGTTTGCCTGAATATAACCAATTTCATACCAATTTGTTCCATCAGCACTAACTTCTACTATATTTGGCAAAAATCCTTCTGGATAATTTTGTTCAGAAACTATTTGCATATTACTTAAAAATAAATTAGGCGTTTGAAGATCAATAACAACTGCCATATTAAATGTTCTGATTGTAGAACCAGATGAATATAATGGATAAAAACCTATTTTAGTTGTATTGTATTGATCTGTAACTCTATATGGATCAGTAGTTGTATCCCAATATATCCATCCAGCAGGGCTAGGAACACCAGGACCACTTGTTTTAAAGTTATGAATAAATCCACTAGTTTCTATTTTAGTTGCTGGTTTATTAAAAGCAAGTTCTTGTGTTACATTTGGATATACTGTACCCCACACTTTAACATTTGACCAAGAAATTAATGGTGCAGGAGTATAGTTGCCAGGAGTTGTTTGAGTTGAAACACCACTACATTTAAATTTAACATATCTAACTGGAATTTTTTGTGCAACAATAGTTATTGGAGAACTATAAGTATCTGTTAATACACCATTTGATACTGTTAAAGTAATAGTATATGTTCCACCAATAATATATGAATGTGTAGGATTTTGTAATGATGATGTTGCACTTCCGTCTCCAAAATCCCATGTCCAATATTGAGCATCATAACTTAAATCAGTAAAAGTTGTTACTCCATTATTTGTATTTGTTGAAAAAGTAAAATCTGCATGTGGCACTGCTGCATCAACTAAGATATCTATTGTTGAACCAACTTGCCAACCATCTAAAGTAGTTATTAACAATACAATTTTTTTAATTCCAGGACCTGCTTCCCAATCATCATCAAGTCCATAAGTATTTGGAATATCATAATTCCATGTTGGTGTTAAAGAAGTACTATGATAAACAGTATTTATAAAATAATTTCCGCCAGTTCCTACTGATGGTGTTCCATAAAAAGACCATTGAACTAAAGCAATTTCCTCTAAAGGAAAATTATCTATAGAAGCAGACCACATATAGTTAGTATCTCCAGACTGCATTTCATACTCTGAATTATATGTTCCGTTAATTACTATTTCTGGATTACTAAAAGTTTTTTGTGATCTAAGTTCATTAATTGAATCTTTAAGTACTAAAGTTATATAATGATCATCTCTATTAATAACATGTTTAATTCCAATAATATTAAAATATTTATCAATTACAACATCGTCATTTATATCATGTATAATTCTTATTGTCTTTCCTGGAAACAATATTTCATAATTTTCAATATGATGTTTTATTGCATCATATGTAATTTCTGACACACTAATTTTAGGAGATATTGATGTTTCAAGTATGTCTCTTGCAATTGTTGCAAAAGTGTTTGCCACATTATCATCACCAGTAACAAATGTGTCAAATTCTACGCTTCCACTACCCCATTCATTTACTGACTGTTCTACTGTATATGGACCAAAATTATCATTAGATTCAGTAAAAGTTGTTCCTGCTCCATAAACCCTATCTAAATTTTTTATAATAACTTGATTTGCTGTTCTAGAAAAACCATCATTTATTATTATTGATTTATAAGAATATCCAGTTCCATCTGATGTAAATGAATTTTCTGGACTAATATAACCTGCTTGATCTTCAATTGGTGGATATTCAATATATGTGTCTGGAGTATATTTTTCATATGGATAATCAACAATACCTGTACCTTGATACAATAACATTGTTGATAAATTTGATTGACTTAATTTTAATACTGTATCTAAAGCATTTTCTCCTGCTTTTATTGCAACAGAACTAATATTATTATAATTAGTTAATTGTCCGTCTAAACTTTCTAAATGTTCTGCAGTAATAATATTCATATTAGGTATTTCTATTTTGTCTGTATCAACAAAATATTGTCCAACTCCTGGAAACAATGCTTCTCCAAGTTGTGTAAGTGTTAAAGCACCCAAAGGATAATTATCTCTACACCAATCTTCAAAACTTTCAGTCCAACTATGTCTTGCTAATAATCCAAACAAATCTGTTCCGTTAATTGTAATTATAGAATTTCCGCCTGTTGGAGAATAATCAACATTGATTTCAGTAATATAAAACGTTCCAATTAACCAATCATCTTTTGTTATTGTTATTTTTGAATTAAATCTTATTAATTCATTTATATGTGGATCTAATGATTGATTCCTTGTTGTTAAAATTAATTGACCAGAGTCTGGTCTTTGCCATATTCCTTCAAAAAAATCATTTCCATATTGAAATTCTAAATTAATAGTTCCATCAGAAATATCAATGACTTCACTATTTCTAGTAACATAGATTTTAATTAAATCTTTTGCTTTCATCCTCTAACTACTTTGCTACTAACTTTTCCATATTTTGAAATAGCACTATTAACTTCCCTGCCTAATTTATATGGATCAGTACCTAGTCCTGCATTTATTGTTATATAAATAGGTGATCTATTTGTTGCAGTTGCTAATCTTGGTGCAAAACCATTTATTGCTGTATTGCCAAGATTAAATGTGGCATCTCTTGCAAGTGATTGTGCTGTACTAATACCCTGTGCTAAACCTTCAACTATTTGTTCACCAAAAGCAGCAAAAACTTTTGATGGTGAAGATATACCTAAAATCTTTTTAGCCCATGATGGAAGTAATTTACCAAAGAATGCATTGATTTGATTCCTTAACCAATCACTCATAGATGCTAAACCATCCCATAAACCTGTTGCTAAACTCTTACCAATATTAAATAACTTTCCTGGCAAACCACTGAAGGCAGAAATTATTCTTTCTATCACTGATGATATTTTATTAAATATTTCATTAAATGCATTTGTAAATATATCTTTAATGCTTTGTAATATATTTTTTACTGATTGATATAAATTACCTAATGCTTCAATTGCATTAGAAACAAAATCTTTAAATGCTTTCCAAACTTTACCAACAACTTCAGTTACAGTATCCCAATTCTTAACTAATAACACAATGATTGCTATCAAAGCAACTATTGCAATAATAATTAAACCAATTGGGTTTGCCAACATTGTAAGATTAAATAATCTTTGTGCTGCTGTGGCTATTCCTGTTATGGTTGTCCATGCTGCTGTTACTGATGACCAGGCTGTCATTGCAATGTTTACTACTAATATTGCTGCAGAAAGTACTCCAATTACTGCAATCAATGGAAGCATGACTACTCTATTTCTATCAACAAAACTAATTACAGTAACTAACATATTTACAAATTTATCTATAATAGGTAATAATTTTGTACCTATTTGTTCTTTAAGGTTTGCTATTGCTAATTCTAATTTCTTTGAAGATGTAACTTTCTTTTCTGCTGCATCGCCATAAGTTGTTGCACCTTCTGCTATTAACAGATTTAATGCTTCTGTTGATTTTCCTGATTCAAACATTGCTGCTGCTTGAGCATATACTTGTGCATTAAGTCCTGGCAACATCTTTTCAAGATCGCCTGCTTTAAGTTCACCATCTGCCATTCCTTTAGCAAACTTCTTTGTCCAAGTCTCTAAATCAACACCAGTTAAAGATGCAACATCAGCACCAAGATTTAATAATTCAACAGATAAACCTTTAGCAGATTGAGGTAAATAAACACCTAATTGTGTAGCAAGAACAATGAGATCATCATTATCCATTCCAAGTGCAATACCAAATTTATCAGCATCTTCTGTAATTTTTTGTAATGCTTTTGATCCAGCACCAAATGCTGACTCAGCACCTAATATTGCTTGCTCTGCACTTCTTGCTTCTTCAGTGGCATCTTTTAAAAATGCAACACCTTTAGTTAAAATAAATCCAGATGCAAATGCAACTGCAGCCTTTGAGGCACTACTTAATTTGCCTTCAATGCCACCTAGTTGTTTATTAGCATCATCTAATCCTTGGGTAAGTTTTTTTGTCTCAGCAACAATATCAATTGTAATCTGTTGAGCCATTAACTATCCCTCCTGTTTAGCACTTCAACTATAGCGTTGTATTCATCCAGCGTTAGTTCCCAAAAATCTGATGGTTTCATTCTTGTTGCTACACAAAAATTAGCCATTCGTTCTAGGCTGGATTCCCCTCTTTTGGGACGGTGAATTCAACTCCTGCAAGTTCAGTCAATTCTGCAATTGACATTAATTCTGCTTCTTCTATTGTAAGTGATGTGTTAGTTCTCTTTGCCATCATGTATTGCATAATAAATGCTAATTTTGCTTTTGAAGGTGAGTTTGTCCATTCGTCCATTGGCAAACCTAAATAAGTTTCAACTTCTGCAAGTTCTTTCCATTTTAAATTGTTTAATAAATCAGTTTCCATTACTGCCTCCTGTTAGTCAAAGTTATATTTCTTTATAACTTCTTTTATATTTGTTTCGTACGTTTCTGCTATGTAGTTTTGATCTTCAGATGCTGCACGTCTTAAATATGATTGTGCCCTAATATTTCTTTTAGGATAACCATATTCAATTACTCCAGCATAAGCAATCTTAGCACTACCTGCTTTAATCTGTACCCTTTTATTGGCACGATTACCTTTTATGCTACCTGCTAAGGCACCAGTTAATTTTGGTGCCAGGGCAGAAGCCTTAGATGCAATCGTTGAACTAAGTTCAGCGTTAGCGTCTTTTAGATCTTCAAAGTTGTCTCCTAATTTCTTAAGAGCAGATAAAGTTTCCTTTAATCCTTCAACCTTAATACCTACTGCTTCTGCCATAGCAAACCTTTATTAGGCTGTTACTCTTTCTGGCTTACCATCTAAAATAAATGTTAAGTCATAAACAAAGTATTCGCCTGCTGCTCCACCCAAATCTGGTAATGTTTCTGCATAACCTGATGCCACAAAATGTGGTTGATTGTTTGATGCAACTTCATTGCCGTATGGTGCAAATGTTAATTCTACTTGTGCACCTGGTGTTGCGTACAGAGAAGACCATAATGAGGCTGCTGCCACATCTTGGAATCCTGTAACTTGACATGTAAAGTCTAAATTATCTTCGTAGTTTCCAAAACCCATTTCGCCAACAGCAGAAGAGAATTTTACACTCTTTACTGCACCTGCGTAATCGATATCGTCTAAACTGAAAATAATACTTTTGCCTTTAATGCGTGACATATTAATTTCCTCCTGTTATATCTATTGATATATTAATGTTTGTTGCTAAGTAGACTGCGTTATTTATGTCTAACATAAATGGTTTATCTACTGTTAATTTTGTTACCTTGGCTTGTTCCCATATGGCAGGAATTAAAGTTTCTAATGTTGTGTCCAAGTTTTCTGTTTCTTTTTGGTTTGAAGCAAAAGGAGTGATAACTTGAACCTTCCAATTTGATTTATAATCTGGTTCATTATATTGATCTTCATATACTGCTATGAACTCTGTATCAGGTTCAATAATTGCACATGGAGTAGTTGGTCTTTCTGGTACATATTTATATACCCTGGAAATTCCACCTAATATAATTCCTGATTCTAAATCATCTCTAATTTCTGCAATGTTCATGCAAATCTCACCATATAACGGTTTAGAAGAGGATATACACCAACGAGTGGGTCTCTAGCAATTCTGATGGGGGCACCATCATAAGTTGCATATTGTGAAACACCCATTGGTGCACTTCTGCGATGATAAAGTTCAGATCCAACTTCTAGATAACAACGCTTTAGAACATGAGGAGGTACAGTAACAGATTGCACATAAGATGCAATTAAGTCTCTTGCTGTATCCCAACATTCTTCAACAAAAGTATCGTCAATGTCGCTTGAGCCTACATAGGCTTTTAAATCTGTCCAGTCCATCGTAATCTCCTATTACTTAATTATGCAATCTTACAAAGTGCTTTTGGATCAGATGCAGCAATACCTAAGTATCCGTAAACTGAGAAAGAATTTGTAAGGGTTGTGATTTCTTCGTCATTCAAACGGAAAGGTGCTCCAGCAGACTCATATGTTGTGAGTGCTCCTGAGTTACCTGCGTAGAATGAAAGTGCTGCAAGTGATGGGTCAACTACGATTGGTAAACCAAGAACATTTCCTGTTAGACCAACTGGGTTGATGTTTCCATAAGTGTTAACTGTTGCACCATTGTTTGAAAGAATTGGACGGTCCATTGTGTCAACTGTCTTAGCCATCAAACGGAATACGTCTGATGAGACAAGGATGAATTCTAGTGGAAGTCCTGTATCTCCATTAACCTTTACTGCTGCTTCTGCAAGAGAATCAATGATTTCTGCGGCAGTCCAATCACCAAGGGCTGATGTGTTAAAGTTTGCAACATCTGCAATTAACTTAGCACGAACAGCAGCGTTAGTTGCTGATGCGTACTTAGCAACCATTGCACGAAATGCTGTGTCAACATAGTTAACTGATGAACGTTCTACTACTTGACGAGACATATCAGTGTAACCACCGTATGTATTGATTGGAGCAGTTGCTGAAGTAAGAGTGATCTTACCGTAAGAAAGAGCGTCTCCTTCTGCTGCTTGTGCACCAATTGCAAGTGTGTTTGTGTCTATTACTGGGTATTCAACATTGTTACCATCTGCTGGTAATGCTGCAGATGAAAATACTGAGTATGTTGGGCGACCTGCGTTTAAGATACGTACTGTATCTGAAACCCAAGCATTTTTCATGATTGAGTCTGCTGTGTCTGCTCCTGTAAAAGTACGGTGAGCATCAACATCTCCTGCTGCTACTGCTTTTACATATTCTCCGTATGAACGGAATTGTGGTGCTGAAGTTGAAGGTGCTTTTTCTGATGTAATAACATCTAAACGACGTTCCAACTCTTCTGCGTGATTACGTACT